GGTGTCAGCCGACCTTCCTTAAGACACATCTCACAGAGTGGATGCTCTGCCGCATAGCGGTCACGAATGCGTTTCCACGCTCTGCCGTACTTGCGGTTGACATCGGAGCTGCGCTCGTATTTGTCGTATCTGCGGCGTTCCTCCACACGGTGCTGTTCACAAAACTGTCCTTCACAGAGGTTGGGGCAGCCGGGATGAGAGCAGGGTCGCAACGGTTTCTTCGGCATCGTTTCACCTCCTTGGGCATAAGAAAAGCCCTCGAAGGATTGCTCCCTCGAAGGCTCGTTTGTATATTCTTTGCTGATTATATCATACCCTAATATGGCGGTGGACATCTACGGACAAAGCAGGACATTTCGGGCGCATTTATATGACGATGGGTTTTTCGGGGACTTTTACCTTGAGGAGAGCCTCACCGTGCCAGCGGCGAATGGTTCTCGCATCGGCATTCAGTTCGTTTCCTATCTGCTCCCATGTGCAGTTGTGGATGTAACGGTAACGGAGAACGAGCCGCTCATCCGTATTCTGTACAGATTCAATGACCGTTCGTATCTGCTTTTTCAGACAGACAAGGGTGTCGATTTCCTTGTTGATGGTGTCCTCCAAGTCCATGATTTTCTCAAGGCTCCGTACAAAGGGGGCTTCCGTACTGCGGGAAGTCTGCACCTTTTCACTCCACGACGGCGAGGATATACTGTTTGCCATTTCACGAAGCATGGTGACCTCTTCAATATTAGAGTTGATACGCTGATCGAGGCGGTATGCCTGACTCAAGTATTCTTTTGCCGTCATGCCGCCACCTTCATTTGCAGTTTTTGCATCAGAAGCTCTCCATCAACCGAAGTCAATGTGCTGTACCACGAGGAACGGAAGAAACTCTCACAATCATTCCTCGTCTGCCTTGCTTCTGCATCCCTCGGATATTTTTTCAGCTTTTTTAGGGCTTTCATATAGTCCTTCGCCGCTTGGATCACGATGGCATTTGCCAGTTCTTCAAAAGGGGTCATATTCTGTACCTCCGAATTTTTTATATTTCTCGGATTGGCACGGATTTTCATAGATTGTCACAGATTGGCCTTAACTGCCGCTATCAATGCGGACTGCGTTTTGTCCTTCCGCTGAAGGGTTTTCATAATGTCCTCGTCAATGGTGCCGGCGGTGATGATATGCATGACCACCACGGTGTCGGAAATCTAACCTTGCCGCCACAGCCTTGCGTTTGTCTGACTGTAAAGCTCAAGGCTCCAGGTCATGCCGAACCACACGATGGTGCTGCCGCCGCTTTGAAGATTCAGCCCGTGTCCTGCAGATGCCGGATGAATAAGGGCAACGGGAAGCTCGCCGCTGTTCCATCTGCGGATACTTTCGGAACTGTCCATCCTCGAAAACGGGATATGCAGTTCGTGCAGCCGTTTTTCGATGCGGTCACAGTCGGACTGATACCAGTACGCCACCAGAAGAGGTTTTCCGTTGGCGGCTTCGATGATGTCCTCCAAAGCGTCCAGTTTGCGGTCGTGGATGAGATGGCACTCGCCGAACTCGTCATAAATCGCACCGTTTGCCATCTGTGTCAGCTTTCCGCAGAGGACGGCGGCATTAGCGGCAGTGATTTCCTTGTCCTTGCCGAGCTTCATCACATACTCGGATTTGAAATCCTCATAGGTCCGGGTTTCCGCATTGCTCATAACGGCGGGATACGCTGTGCTGACCAGTTCTGGCATTTTGAGATGGTCGGTGGACTTCATCGAAATGGTGATGTCGGAGATCGCATCATATATGGCTTGTTCGGCGAACGGCAGCGGCTTATAGGAATACACGATCTGACCGTTGCGCTTGTCCGGGGTGAAGTAGTTGAGACAGTAGTTTGAGATGAACCGTCCGAGGCGTTTGCCCATATCCAGAACCCTGAACTCTGCCCACAAGTCCATCAGACCGTTTCCGGCGGGAGTGCCGGTCAGACCCACGATGCGTTTTACAAGAGGTCTGACTTTCAGCAGGCTCTTGAACCGCTTTGCCTTGCCGTTCTTGAAGGAGGAAAGCTCATCAATCACCACCATATCGAAGTCGAACGGGATGCCGCTTTCCTCGATGAGCCATGAGACATTCTCACGGTTGATTATGTAGATGTGGGCTTTCTTTCGGAGAGCCGCTTTGCGTTCGGCCTCGGTGCCGACGGCCACGGAGCAGATGAGGTGCCGGATATGATCCCACTTATCGACCTCGGCGATCCATGTATCCCGTGCCACACGCAGCGGAGCGATAACGAGAACCTTCCGTACATCGAAGCTGTCGAAAAGGAGGTCGTTGATGGCGGTCAGCGTGATGCTTGTCTTACCCAAGCCCATATCAAGCAGGACGGCGGCGATGGGATTTTCCTTGATGAAGTTGATGGCATATTTCTGATAGTCATGCGGTTCGTATATCATCGAGAATCCCTCCGATCTGGTTCATATCGTCAAGGACATACACCTTGAAGCCGAGACGCTGAAGCAAGCCATGCCTTGATACCTGCAACGGACGGGGCTTTTTGCCCGGAGCCTTTACTTCCACAAATGCAAACTTCCCATAAGGAAGAAGCACGATGCGGTCGGGCATTCCGTCAAAACCTGGGCTGACGAACTTGGGCGCGATACCTCCCATATTTTTCACGGCTTTGACGAGACCCTGTTCTATTTGTTTTTCGCTTTTCATATTTGTCCTTTCTGGAACAACGGAACGAGTGGAACAACCATTTCCTTATATTCCTATACGTGCGTATATGCGGGTCTTTATCTCTTTATCGCCGAACAAATATAAGGGAAAAAGTTGTTCCTGTTCCGCATCTTGGTTCCGCAGTTAGCCTTTTTCGTAAATTCGCTGCTTACCGTAGAGGTGCAGTCGTTTGGCGGCGGCACCGCGTTTCCAACCGGGAATCTGCGTCATAAGGGCAGCGATGGCATAGCTGTCGGCAGACTTCAGTTCGGAGAGGTTCTTGCCGAAGCACTCGCACCATATTTCCGCATTGGATACGGTCGTGCGTTCCGTGGTGCCTTTGACAGCGGTCGGATCGCCGGAGAGGAAACTGCGACGGGCATACACATCCATATCGTCCCATCCTTCGGGAAGGAGGGTGTTCAGATACTCCTCGACCATGCCGACACGCTCGTCCACCTCCATAGCGTTCCGCTGTGCCTTCTCGGACTCGGAGAGGATATCGCCTTCGAGATACAGCTTTTCGCCGGACTCCCAGATAGCCTTCGCCTCTGCCCAGAACTGATCGCGGTCTGCCTGGGTGAAGTGCCAGCTCTGCTTCTGTGTTTTCTGATGCACTTTGATGATCCAGAAACGGCGGTTGCCCGTGATGTCACGGAGGTAGCCCCGTTCGCCGTTGACCGTACCGATAATGACGCACTGGCGGGGGTGGCTTTCGACCACTCTGCCGTAGCTCGGACGGTATTTGTCATCGGAGGTGGAGAGGAACGATTTCACCTTTTCAATGTCAGCTTTCTTCATTCCGGCAAGCTCTCCGATTTCGACCACCCAGAAGCCCTGCAGCTTTTCCGCTCCGGCTTTATCATCCATATCCGTAAGGGAGAGGGATTCGGAGTAATATTCGGGCGTGACGAGGTCTTTGACGATGGAGCTTTTGCCGATGCCTTGTTCGCCGTCAAGGACGGGAACGCAGTCGAACTTGATGCCGGGACACAGTACCCTCGCAACAGCGGCGGCGAAGGTTTTTCTCGTGACGGTACGGACATACTCCGTATCGTCAGCCTGCAGATATTTGATGAACAGTTCCTCGACACGCTTCACGCCGTCCCACTTGGGGAGTCCGTTGAGGTAATCCCTCACAGGATGGAAATGACGGTCATCTGCCACCTTGGTAAAGGAGACGTCGTAGTTTCGTGTGGTGAACTCGCCGTAACGGATATCCACAAGCGATTTAAGCTGGGCAGAGTCGGCATCCCTCCAGAAAGAGTTTCCCTCGGGACGGTCCCACGGCATTTCACCTGTAACTTGGATGCGATTCGCCATATCGTTGAAAGCGAAGCCTTGCAAGTCGGGATCGTTTTCAAGGATGAGGTTCAAGTTCCACACGCTGTTTTCCAATGCCCCGGAGCGGGGTACGAAGTGAAGCCGCTTATGCCAGTCGGCATCATCGGAGAAATCCTCTCCGGCTTGAGCGATACGCTCGGCAGCAAGATTCTCTTTGACCGTATCGTCCGAGAGATCAAGTTCGGTCATCTGCTTGAAGGACTTCTTCTCGTCATCATCGCCGAAGCGGTGGATGCGGACGAGGTCAAAAGCGTTCAGCAGTTTGCCGCAGGCGGGGTCCGTGGCGTGGTGGCTGTATGCGAACTTGTCATCATAGACCACGACACCGGCAGATGAGTCGGCGGGGATATAGTCAGCTGACTTCCCATAAAAAACACACTTCATACAAAAATACAGAGCAGGTAGATTTCGCTATCTGCTCTGCTTTTTGTATAGATTTTTGCGATTGAATATCTCTCACCAGAATTTCCCTATATGTGTCAGAAATATGTCAATCTCATATTTTGTTCCGGTAGTGTCTTTGACATTTTCGTGTATGGTGATTTTGCTTACGAAAGTTCTCAGTATTTCAGGTGTAAGCTCTTCAATGTAGATGTATTTGTTTGCCAGAGCTATGAATCTGTCAACATTGCTTTCCTCAGTTTTAATTGTATTTATCTGATTTTGCAGTTCGGGTATCTTTGCTTTTAGCTCATGCAGTTCAGCAGTGTAGCTGTCGGACAGAAGTCTGTACTGGTCATCGGGAATTTTACCAAGTGCGTTATCCTCATACAGCTTTCTGAATATTACATTCAGCTCGTTTTTACGGTTATTCAGCCTATCAAGCTCGGTTATCTTTTGACTGAGCTTTTTTCGGCTTTCAGATAAACTCCTTTTGCTGATGCACTCAACAAACTTGTCCTTTTCATTGACCGCATAATAAATCGCCTGATTGATTTCTTCCCTGACAATTTCATCTAAGACAATCTCACGGATTCGATGCGGCAATACACAATCGCCGTCTTTGTGCCTGCGGTATGAACTGCACATAAAGTAATAGCTTTTTGGCTTTGGCTTGTTTCCGCTATTATAGGTCAACCTTGCTCCACAGTCGGCACAGTAAAGAAGTCCGCTGTACTTATTGATATTTCCTGACTTCGTAATTCTTCTCCTGCCCTCACGAACCTTTTGAACAATATCCCAGGTTTCTTTGTCTATTATAGCTTCGTGAGTATTTTCAAACCTGAATTGATTTTCTATTGGAACGAGCTTCTTTTTCCTATCCTTGTAGGATAAAGTTGTGGTTTTACAATTTACCGTATGCCCGAGGTACACCTCATTTTCAAGCATACCGACAATAGTTTTTGTCGCCCAGCTGTATCGGTCTGTAATATCTGTTTTCTGAATTATAACTCCGTCATTTTCATAGCGATACACCGACGGTCTTGGAATTTTCTTTTCAGCAAGAACCTTTGCAATATTTCTCGGACCCATTCCTGAGGCACAAAGCTGAAATATCAGTTTCACATTCTTTGCAGTTTCTTCATTGATAATCAGATGCCCTTTTCTGTCGGGATCCTTTTTGTAACCATATGGAATATGCGAACCAATTCTTTCTCCCCGTTCTGCTTTAGACTTGATAACCGCCCTAATCTTTTTGCTTGTATCTCGTGCAAACCATTCATTGAACAGATTTTTGAAAGGTGCAAGCTCATTTGACGAACTGTTCATATCATTGCTGTCGTAGTTATCGTTTACAGCTATGTAACGAACATCTCGGTGCGGAAACTCCATTTCGATATAATTACCTACGCTTATGTAGTTTCTGCCGAGTCTTGATAAGTCCTTTGTAATCAAAGTATTGACCTTATTCTCTTCAATCAGATTCAGTATATTCTGAAATGCAGGTCGGTCAAAGAACACTCCCGAATATCCGTCATCCACGAACACTTCTATATTTCTGAACCCGTTTTCAATTGCATATTTCGTAAGCATTGCCTTTTGATTTTCTATACTGTTGCTGTCACCCTCTTTTTCATCTTCCTGTGACAGTCTGCAATAGAGAGCAGTGATTTTTTCTTCTGTTGTAATTATACTATTCATTTATCCTCCTTCTTTGCATCAAACCGCTTGAGAGTAATTTTTTGCAACGCAATCATACTCCTAAGCTGTTTGAATATCCAAACCAAATTTCAAATATTAAGATACTTTTTCAATTTCCTGCATCATAAGATATTTCAGGTTATCCTCTGCCGTCCGATTCGAATTCATATCAAAGATTGAGTTGACAGAGTATGTAACCCCGTTTATCATGTAATCTTTGTGTGAAATCATTTTGTTATCTTCTACAATAACCATTCGGCTTCGTTTCAGATGGCCGGCTACCGCAGAGTTATAATTTTCTTCCTTTGGAATTCTGAAATCATTAATATCTTTCATTAAACCTCCGTTCTGATGAAGCTACATATTCAGATTGAATCCTGTTTCTTCATCTTCGTATTCTATATTTTCTTCTTTTGATATTGCACTTGCAATAAATCCGGCGGTTAGTCCAAGTAAAGTTCCAATATCACTACCGTTTTGCTCGGCTGCAATTCGCCTCTTGCGTTCTTCTTCATCCTCCGATTCATCATCAATTATCCGAGAAAGTGATTCAGCAAAAGAGTTGACACCGCCGAGGACAGCACGGTTATTGCTATCCATTTTAAGGTTGTCAGAAGAGTTGACTTCTTCACCTGTGACGCAATTGCTAATTCCAGTTCCTGACCTTTTTGCAAGGTATTGTTCAAAAACTGCTCTTGACTCTTCCCAGCCTGTTTGATTGATTCGGTCATCTGCGTTTGCACTGATCTTATGTCTTTCAGAGTCTGTTCCGAAATTATCTTCAAC